AGAACCTTCTTCTTCATTCTCCGCAAGAATGATGTTTCCGTCAGTCCATATCACACGACCATTTCCGAGATAATCTCTTTTGGCTTTTGCATCTCTTTCTTCTTTGGACTGTGCAATATACACAGACGTATTATTACCATATCTTGAATCATCATTTACTGACATTGTAAGGTTTAAATATGCAGCACCATTCTTCTTGGTGATTGCACTCTTTGGGATTTTATTCAAATCCAAACTAAAATTAACTAATGAACTCATAATTATTCTTATTTATTGATTAAACTTAAAATTTCTTTATCTGTGATAGACTTAAAATTAGATATAACGGGTTTTGCATCTCCACCTTTCTTTAGGTAATCAAGAACCTTGTTATATTTTGGGTGGTTTTTGTCTAAAACTTCTTCCTTCTTTGAAGGAGTATTTGTAGTTTTGGTTGTCTTACCATGTGTATTTGTAGCATCGCTATCTTTAGTGTCATCAAGAAGAAGCAAGTTTCCTAATGCGTACTTCTTTGCATAAGAAGAAGCTGCACCTGTTCTTTGCGGCATTTGCATACCCTTTGCTTCAAAATCGATTATTGCGTTACCTGTTGATTCAATAGTTTCCATTGATTCTAAATCAATACACTTTGCAACAGATTCGACATAAACCATACCTCCAATCTCACACAATTCTTCTGTGATTTTAAACAAGACATTGTGCTTTTTAGCGTAAGGTTTAATCGCTTCAAGAATATCTTCGGCACTACGATAGTTGTAGTTACCAAACTTATTCCGTTGGTTTTTTGGTGCTTTCAGTTCTAACTGAATTGCTTGTAACTTTTGAACTATATTCATAATTGTTTTTTGAAATTCTATGCAAAGATATACAAAATATTTAATATACAAAAAAAAAGAGGGAATAAATTCCCCCTTCTTTAACCAACTAAAACACTTATATATGTCCAAAAAAACTTCACTACAAATATACGCATATTTTATGTTTCTACCCAAATATAATCAGGTTTTAAATCATCATTATCAACATAAATGTACTTTCTATTAACACCTATTCGTGTAAAGCCAACTTCAAGCAAAGATGTTATTATTTTATACCTCTTATTACCATGAACACATTGTATTTTAGCGGCACGACCTATTAAATGAGGATTGTTTTTATAACCTCCTTCTTTACGTTGTCTTTCTGTACTTTTAAACCCTTCTACTATTTTAAACTTAATTCCTGCTAATCTCCTTGCTTCATCAAGCATAGATAAAAAATGTCTGTCCATATATCTGTAACCACTATTAGGGTGCATAGGACAATCAAATTCTGAATATTTAAAAAATCTAAATTCCATTTGGTAAAATTAATACATTTTGTATATCTTTGCAAACGAGTAGCAGTAAATCTACTATAAAAATTACAAAACTTCTATGGGAACATAGTTGGATCAGCTAAATTTAGAATGTTTGTTTTTCTTGGGGGGCTTTTTCTTTTCTTTCTTTTTATTTTCTTTGTAGTTGTTTTGTTTTTCTTTCTTTTCTTTTGAAATAATAAAAACTACTTTAGAAAAAGATTGTGCCAATAAAGGCACAATCAATCTTTATAGAGTAAGTACAAAGAATTATCTAAATAATTAGTTTATAAATTTGATATTATAAAAAAATACATTAAGTTTGTAATATAATTTTAAGTACAAAAAAAATGTATATAAGAAGAAGTGTTTATGTAGTTTACTGTACATCAAGTAATATAAATAAATTAACTCATGGATTTCTCTTTGAGTCGGAGGAAGTTTTTAATTCTGAAAAAGGGGACTTTGTAAGGAAAAATCACAAAATAGACCACTCATACCATTCAGATTCTGTACAGTTTCATACATCTGATTATGAAGAAGTGATTAAAAATGGATATGTTTCTTTTATAGAAGAAGATGATTATTAGAATAAGTACAAATTATTTAGAAGAATCGTTCTTCCTTACAATACCTCCAAAAAAGTATCCGAAAATAGATAAAACAATACCTTCACAAATACCTACGAGGTGTATAAACACCTCTTTATTAGCTTCGGGTATCTGTAAGAATACAATAGCAAACACTAAAAATATAAATACAAATAGACCAACAGTACCCGTAACTACAAACATATAGTCACTTTTACCGTATTTAGCCATATCAGCTTCTCTTTGTCTTGCTGAATCTCTGTCTAACACTTCCAACTCATAAATCTCTACAATCTCTTTGTGAAACTGTTCTTTTTCTTCAACGGTAAGCCCTTTATCTGTGTCTATCAGATTTTTAACTACACCTAACACACCGTTATCAGGGAGGGTTTTAGAAACAAAGTTTGGTAACTTTGATAGTATAAACTTGCCTACTTTGGTTTCGTGAAATGGTTTTTTATCTTTCATTTATTGCGTATTCTTGTTTAACATCAAAACAAGGACATTCCTTGTCGCTATATTCGTTATGTCCTGAAATTTTTTCTATACTTGGGAATACTAATTGCAAATAATAAATCAATCCTTTTAATGCGTGTTTTTGCAAATCGTTCCTTGTATCTGCCCAAGCTAAATCATTTGATATACCACCTGCATAACATATACCTATACTATTATCATTATGTCCTTTAGTATGCGCCCCCTTTCTTTCTAAAGGTCTGCAAGGGTGTATTACACCTTGCAAGTCTACAAAGAAATGATACCCTATATCAGACCAACCGTTTTCCTCAACGTGCCATTGCCGCAACAAATTTGGAGTTAAATCGTAGTTAGCTTTTGTTGCTGAACAATGAATGATAATTTCATTTATTTCCCTCATTTGTTAAATTTTTAAATATCTTTATACCTGTATATACAATAGAAACAAAAAGCAATATTGTTTGAAGAAATGGGTTAATAGAATCAATAATGCTTATTGACAAAGCCATTATATTTATTCCGTATATTTTAATGTTTTCTATCATTGTTCGTATGTGTATCCATAAAAGTTGTGCAGATATTCACTTCTACCTGTCAACAAATATTCATCCCAACCACTTGGAAAGATAACGTTTCCTTCATCATCTTCTTCTAATCCCTTCCATAGCACATCAACGGAGTACTTATCTGAATATATGGTAGGACTAATCTCATTACCTTCTTCATCATAAACTGCATTTTCAATAGGTAAAAATCCTAATTTAACAATAGTGTGTCTGTGTAGTGGATATGTAACTCCATTTTCACCTGCAAATACACCTAAATTTGTTATATAAGATTCGGCTTGTTCTTTAGAATTAAATATGTATTTTTTATAATGTATCATCTATTTGTATTAACTTGTTAAACATTGTAGTTCTGTATCTGTAAGTCCTTCTTTGAATACCGCAATACATTTTACTTTACCATAAAAGCTAATTCCACCCCAATAAGCACCAAAATTTAATTCGCTTATTGTGTCCGTATTTGTGTATGCAGTTGTAGATGTAGCAACTTCCGTCCCATCAATAAAAACAGAAGAATCGCTACTTTTATATCTTATTGCTATCTTATAAAATTGGTCTGCATTATAAGACTGTGAAGTTAGAGATATTGAAGTTGTATTTGATAATTTTGAAAATATGTTAAAATTCCCATTACTATTAAATCCAACTTGTATTTCTGTTGAAGAAGAATTATCACTTATTTGAACGACCCTTTGAGTTGAAGAAGTGTCAAATGTTGCAATTTCAGCATATAAGACACCTTCTGTTTGACCAAACATAGTAGAATTACCACTATCTTTTGCAGTTTCATTATCTCTTGTTACAGAACTTCCATTTGTTGGTATATAAGATGTCACATAGTCTGATAATTCTGCCTGTGCGCCCCAAACATAAACCTCTGTCAATGTTGAAGAACCTCTAAAGTCAGCAGCATAAAAACCATTAGCACCCGTTGATGTGGTAAGACCTTCAACCTCAAACCTTTGCCATTCGTTTGTTACTGTAAACAAATTATTGGTGTTGCCATTAAAACTACACAAATGTAATTGCCCTGTACCACTAACAGTTTTTGCCCAAATACTTCTTTTATGTGTCAAAAGATTTGTAGCGTTAAAGGCAAAACTTATACCTTCAGCACTTCCCGTGTAGGACAACTTGTATGCATTATTACCTCCGTCAGGAGACGGAAAACCTCCGACTTTTGTGCCTCCTGAATATTGACTAAAATCTTCGGAATAATTTAGCAGATTTGTTGCACTTGGTTCAATAAGCCAATGATTATCACCTTCAAAATCTAATCTTGGAACATCTTGACTAACTGATGAAACATTACCATTACTGTCGACCCTTGTTTGTGTAGCTGATGTACCTCTATCAAATGTTAAATCTGCATAAGGCGATTCTTTTGGTTTTATAGCGTTTATACTACCAACGTCATAAGCAGTTGGTGTTATTATAATACTTGCTTTGTCTAATAAATTTGCCATTATGATTCGCAGTTTTCAAATTCTTGTAAAATACTTGTTGTCTCTGTTCTATTTTCAAAGTAAGTTGACCTTGCTTCTAATGAAGATAATAGTCCTCCAATCTCTGACACTAAATCTTCATAAACTTTACCCCAACTAATTGTGTTATCTGTAACACCATTACCGAAGTTTGTCGATTCGTATATCTTTCCCCAATTTATTGTATTGCTCATTGAGATATTTTTTTAATTTTATTATATTTATTTCTTTTGGTTTATAACCTTTCTTTATAACACCCACCCTGTATAGTTTATATCTCTTTCGGGATACATACCTTCATCTTGGTTAGTGGTAAATTCGGGGAACTTTTCACTATTAAAGTTCATGTACTGAATAAACCTCTCTGTATAAAATTCAGCAGTATCTTTTGCTTTATTTACAAGCATATTTATTTCATCGGGTTCAACAGAAGTAGCATTCTCCGAATTATGCTTAAAAACCCCACCATTAGCTATTTGATAAGCTGCAAACGGAATAAAAGCAGTTTGAGAATACCAAATAAGCATTGGTTTAATATAATCATTTACTAAATTAAGATAATCGCCACTTAAACTATCTGCAATAATATCAGCTTGTAACTTATCGTATAATTTAGTTCCTAATTGCATTTGTATATTGGTGTCTTGTGCCACCTCAACAAACTGAATTAGTTTATCAGCATCTAAATTCCCATCGAAGATAGATTTTCTTTTTAATTCATCTAATGTTATAAATAGTGCTTTCATTATTATCTACTTTTTGGGAATCTACCTTTATCTGCTCTATTCCAATTCGCTTCCGACACTTCTTTTGGATTATTAGGTGCTTTAAAACCATCACTAACCGCCTTCGATTCACTAACTTGACTGTCAGCAGAAACCTTTTTTTTGTAAACTCTACGTTCCCATATATGCTTACAATTTACTCCACCTTTCCATTTAAACAAGCTATAATTCCTTTTCTTATGACCATGCTTCTTGTTTATTCCTCTAAATGACATCATATTGATATCTTCTAATCTAAACACAATATTCTTTTTAGCTAAAGACATCATATTACGACAAAACTCTCTGCTATTCGTAGAAGGAACTACTTCTTTATATATGTATCTAACTTTATATCCTGCATTGTCTTGTGTGGACTTCTTTGTCGGTTTAGCATCACTACTTTTAGGTTGAGATAGTTTTGTCAAATCAAAGTCGGGATTGTTGTCTAAAACATCTTCTTTATAAACTAATTCCCACTCATCAGAAATAACCTCTCCTAATTCTTCTAACTGTGAGAATAAATCAGCACCTTCTTCTTTACTTATTTCATTCTTTTCAGAAGAAAACCAACTCTTTACCTTACCAACTAATCCTTTGTCGGAAGAAAGTTTCTCGCCTGTTTCTTCCTCTCTCTTAACTTTAGTAGAAATGTTTTCTAATTCAGTAAATTCGATAGGTTGTAAAGTAACGAAGTATAAGTTTAGATTGATATTGTTAAAAGAAAGTAACTCATTGAAACAATCCAACAATAATGTTTGGAATGGTCTAATAACTATATTATCCATTAGGATACTTGCAGTTCTTAATTCTTCTGCATTGTTACCAAAACCTGTGTTGTCCTTAATACCAAGAAGAATCGGAGAAACAATACCATGACCAATCATAATCTTTTCTCTACTTTCAGTAGCTAAAAATTCATATTGTGCGTGTGCGTCGGGTAAATGTATAGGTTCTACACTTGCTTGATTGTCTGAATCTTCGTTAAAGGAAAGAATGAATTTACCTGCATTAGAAGTACCGCTAAACTTTTGGTAAACCTTATTCTCAATGATCTGTTGAGTTTCCTCGTTAGGTATTCCGTTATTAAAATTAAGTAATAAAGAAGGTTGCAATCCATTCTGAATATTATTTATGTGATAATTTGAGACTTCTTCTTCTAAAGAACAGTATTGTAAACAACCTTGATAATCAACGGGAGTATAGTAATAAAAACCACTTCTGTAAGGTTTACAAACATAAATTTCAACCAATTCGTTGGCATTACCATTCCCATAAGAAGGTATTCTTTTTGGTTTATCGCTTGGCTTATAGTCCTTCCATTTAGGGTGATAATAATATGCTTTTACTTTTCCTTCTTTGGCTTTCTCTGCCCTCAATGTTTCCATTGGAAAGTGAAGAATCTTATCTATTTCTTTTTTCCCTTCTTTGTATAAAACTTGCATAGAAGCCATGCCAAGAAGTTTCAAATCATTGACGATTTTCTTTACATCTTTAGGTTTCAGCATGGTTTTCATTTTACCAAACTGAATCGGGTTTGTTTCAGAATCAGTAGCGTTTAGACCTCTACCATAAATCATATCCACGATACCATTAACACAACGAGAATTAGTTGCACTACCTAAATATCTGTTTATTAGTTCATCAAAGTATTCGTTAGATTCTCCGTAAGTAACCCAATCATTCGAGTAACTTTCTTCTATTGTAGGAACTTCATAACCCGACAATGAAACAAGTCGTATGCTATCTTTATATTCCTTATTTTTTCTTCTACTCATCTTGTTAAACGATTATATATTTTTGTGTACCCGAATCATTACCTATAAACTGATTGTATTTACTGCTATTTAATGTATGTGATTGAGTTGTTGAGGTTTGTGAAGTGCAGTATATTTTATCTCTATACAGTAAATCATCACCATCTTTTAATTCCAAAGAATATGTATTTTCAGCAGTCATAATTGTAATTTCTACCGACATGGTTAGAAAATTACCCGACCTTGAAATAGTTATATTGTCTATTGTTTGTGTCTTTCTCGTTCCATCTTCAATCACAACTAATGAAATACCACAACCTCTTATTTTGCTTAAAATACTTTTAGTTCCTAATACGTTTTCTGTATTATCAGACCTTGACTGTAAAGAATCAATAAGTTCCTCCACATACTCAACCATACCGTAACTTCTCGGTATGAAACTTATAGTTTGAACATCAGATGTAGGCAACAACTTAATCATATTAATATAACTGAATAGCTTAAATTTGTTCCATAAAAAAAGGAGGCATATTGCCTCCCTTTTTATTCACACCTCCTTATTTAGTTAATATTATGGGGTTACATCAATTTCCACACTTGATATATCGGGTATTGTTGAAAAGAATGGTGGCGCAGTTTCTTGTGCGGTAAACACTAAAGTAAACCCGCTTAAATCTCCCATTGCAGCACCTGTAACAATAGTACCTCCTGTTACTTCGCAACCATGTTCTTTTCCAATCAAGAAATAATTTCCGTTATAGTCCTCTACAACAATTTGAGGTCTGCCTTTAGCCATCAATTTGATTTGTTCTTGTGTAGCGACATCTAAAAAAGTGAAAGTAATATTTAAGGCACTTTCAAAAAATGTAGTTCCGTTTTCCCTTGAACTATTGATAGTAGTTTCTAAAGAAGAATTTCCTTTTATGTGGTAATGGAAAAATTCAGCAGTATCATCAGTTGGTAATGTTACAGAACCACTTGATACGGTAAGTCCTGTAATAACAGAACTATAAGGAATCATATAAATAGCTTTCAGTCCACCTACTGAATCCTTGCAAGGTAATGACCGACCGCTTGTTATTGCACAACTCATATTTATTTATTGTTTTATAAAAAAAAAGGTGGGCAGAACCCACCCTTTCTTTTGATTAATATTAATTACTATGCAGTATAGTAAACAATCTCGCTTCCAAGACCGTACTGAATCCCTGCGGTAAATCGCATTACAACTCTAACATTTTGACTTCCATCAATGTCAGCCATGTCGATTACTTTTACTTCGTTTTGGTCTCTTAATAAACCTGTTCCGAAGAATAAGTTAGACTTCTGTGCAGCCATCATCTTGTTGTCTCCAAGACCATTTGCCAAGAATAAGTTGATTCCGTCAAACTTCAAGTTACCACCGTTGTACCAAAGTGTACCTTTGTTCTCAACACCGTTAGCACCTAATCCACTTGTTCCGAATCCACCTAATGCACGAACATAAGCGTAGAATACGTTAGAAGAAACGTAGATATTCAAGTCATCTTGTGGCTTGATAGTAGAAGGAATGTCATCTACAACTTTACCTAACTCGTCAATTACATTTGCAGCAGTTACAGTAGTTCCTGTTACATCAATAACATCAGAATCAGCAGCAGCTAAAGCAGTAAATCCGTCAAACTGACCTGTGGTAGCGTTTGTTCCTGCCCAAATGTTAGTTTCAATTCTTTGTGCAACTTTATCAGCAACATGACCGATTAAGAAGTCAGAGAATTTAGGAGGCAAGTTTTTGTATGCAGACAATCCCATTTGTGCAGCTTCCCAATCAGAGATAAAATCTTTCTTACAAAGTTGTAAGTTAACTTGAAATTCTTCGGGTTGCAAAATTCTTTCAGTCAATGTAACTGTTGAGGTTGCATCGAAATCACAAGTTGCATCTTTAACTAAATCGTCAGTTGCAACTTTCTTCATTACTTCTTTGTAAGCAATGTTTGGTTTTACGGTAATACCGCCTTGTGCAAGGGTATTTCCCGATAGCAAGGCAGCAGAGATATAATCTCCTGCAAACTCCCCTGCGTAAGTAGTAGTAATACTTGTAGTAGTAGCCATCTTTATTTATTATTAATTTTACTAAAAATTCTTTCTAATCTTGTTTCTTGTCTGTCTTGTGAAAATAAATTCATTTTCTTCTCAACGACAACTTCTTCGGGAGTATGAACGATTGGTTCAGCAGATAGTTCTTCTTTTACTTCTTCCTTAACTTCCTCTTTCAATTCCTCTTTCAATTCCTCTTTAACTTCTTCTTCTAATTCAGCAGGAACTTCAACTTCTTCTTTGACTTCCTCTGCGTTCAATGATTTTTCAATCATTCCTTTTAGTTCAGCTACTTCGGCTTTCAACTTGTTGAAGTCCTCCATAGAAACTGATTCTGCCTTTGGCATTTCTTCAGGCATCATCTCTACTTCTTCTTCCATCGCAACTTCTTGTGTTTCGATTTCTTCTTCGGTAGAAAGTAATACCTCTTTGAATTTTGCAACTATTTCACTTGCTTTCATAAATTACTTTTTACATTAATATTACACATTTATATTTATTTGTTGTATTTTTATACTTTACCTATTCCTTGTGCTTGTAAAGAACCATCACAACATTTTTTACTGTATCTTTTCCCATCTTTACAAAGACAACCTCTCTTGTCATTTTTAGGAGAACTATAACTTGGGGTTACAAACTTTTTCTTCATTATGTTGCTTTTGGGTGTTTACTTGGTAATAGATCGTAATCAGTAGTATATTTTGGGTTTTCGGGTTTCCCTTTTCTAATTAAATAAAGGAAAGCATTAACCCTTGCAAACGCCCATTGAGAAGCAGATTTTACTTTAGGAGAATGACTTGTATTAAACGCACCTAAACCTCTTTGAAACACAGAAGCTAAAGCACCTACATTAGCACCATATCCTAATTTGTCTTTATACTTGTCGTTAAATTCCTTCGCTTTCTTCTGTAACGTTGCCTTGTCTTTAGCAGACACTATTGCACCTCTCTTCTTTGAAGCATCTCCTTTAGCAGTACCTTCTCCCTTTGGATTAGGATTTGGAGTATCTGATTTAGGTGCTTTCAATTCTGCATGGGTTTTACAAGGCATATACCATGTCTTTCCTCCAACATCGTGTGTGTGGATTCCTTCGCAACCTTTTGACTTGGCAACTGCGCATGCTTGTTCGGCAGTATCATAGGCAGTATGACCGTCAATTACTTTTTCTGCTAAAGAAAGTTCGTCTAATCCTTTTAGTTTTGATTCCACCCAATTTTTCATGGATTTACCTCCCCAAAGCAAATAAGATATAGTACCACAAGCCTCGTTGTTCCTTGCATCGTAATATGTTTCTGCCCTTGATAAGTAGCTATGAATGCGTTTCAACGTTGACAATGTAAACTTTTCTTTTCGTGCTAATTGCTGACCACGAACCTTCCCTACTTGTGTAGCACACTTGTTGTTTACTTTCTTGTTTAATTCAATGCCTCTTTTAGCATTGTTAGAAGCTGATTCGGGATAACCTCCATAAGATTCTAATTCTACTTCTTCTGTTAGGTTTTCAAGTAATTCTAATAAGTCGTGTTCTGCATTTAATTCGTCTAAACAATCGTTGCAAACCTCCTTCTTATTTGATAGTTCGTATTGTTCTGCAAAGTATCCTTCAATAGAAAAACCTTTTACTTTTCCATCTTTTACCTTCTTCCAAACCTCGTCATTGTTTACTTTTACAGAAACCAACCAAGTGCCAACAGGTAAATCAAATCCGTATTTAGC